GACGGAGATGCTCGAACTGTAAACATGAGCTAACGCAGTACAAGTTCTGCGCAGCCTGCGTCCATGAAGGATGGCCTGTTTACTGGGAGCCGAGAAAGGAGGGAGAGTGAATGAGCTACATCTTTTCGCGGGCGCTGGTGGAGGAATACTTGGAAGCGAGCTGCTCGGATTCCGCACCGTCTGCGCCGTCGAGCTCGAACCCTGGTCCGCAAGCGTACTGCTCGCCCGACAGAATGACGGACTACTCCCGACTTTCCCGGTTTGGGATGACGTACGCACCTTTGACGGACGACCGTGGCGCGGCCTTGTTGACGTGGTATCTGGAGGCTTCCCGTGCCAGGACATTTCAGCCGCAGGAAAAGGTGCCGGCATTGACGGCGCCCGCTCCGGCCTCTGGCGGGAAATGCACCGAATTATCAATGAAGTACGACCGGAATTCGCATTCCTGGAAAACTCACCTTTGCTTGTGGGACGAGGACTTGCCAGAGTCCTCGGTGACCTTGCCGAAATCGGGTACGATGCGGAATGGCTTGTGCTGGGAGCTGACGCCGTTGGATTACCCCATCGCCGCGCCAGATTATGGCTTCTTGCCCACGCCGCGGGCCTGCATAGGCACGCACGGCATAGCTTGGAGCCGCGCGGAACAAGGCAATCACAAATGCAACCTGGAAGATTACCTGGCATATCTCTATATCAGGAATGGAAGGAAGCGCGTCAGGGGGATGTGCGTGTCGGCGTCTTTCGTCGCCCTGATGATGGGGTGGCCCCAGAAGTGGACGAGCTTAAAGCCCTTGGCAACGGGCAAGTTCCTGCAGTGGCGGCAACTGCATTCCGGGTTTTACTCGAACGATTCACGAACTACAACCCCCAACTGACGCTTTTTTGATATGCCTACACGATTGATAAGAGATGCTATTTTGACATCAGGGCGCGTCGCCTCTCTTTCGTGGGAGGCCGAGGTGTTCTACCGACGCCTGATGTCTGTGGCAGACGATTACGGCCTTTATGACGCTAGGACGCCCATTCTCCGTTCTGCGTTGTATCCTCTCCAACTCGATAAGATGAGCGAGTGCAATATTCAACGCTGCCTCTCCGCGTGTGAGGCCGCGGGGCTTATTCTGCTTTATTCTCATAATGAGAAGCCATACTTGATGATTCTGGGGTTCGACCAGCAGGGGAAGTCCATGCCCAAATGGCCGCTTCCGAACGGTTACGAAGTGCTGAAAGTTTCCGACAAGAAATACGAACTGCGGAAACTCGTAACAGGTCGTAACGATTCGCCTCAACCCGTTACTTATGCGAATGCGTATTCGGAGACGGAGACGAAGACGGATGCGAATGCGAAGAAATTACCTGTAAGCCGAGGCATAGAGCAGTTCCCGCGGGACGCGGAGGATGTGCGGCTTTTCATGGCGGCCCAGCTTATGGCTCCCAAGGGAGACGAGTTGAAACGGTGCGCAGAGTCGTTTTTTGATGATTTCAGCGCCCGTGGATGGCGGGACAGCAAGGGGATTCCTCTTGCCGATTGGAAGCCGGCAGCCCGGAAGTATGCCCGTTCCTGGGTCACGAATAATGCGCAGCGGGGACATCAAGGTTCGTCTGGGCGGAATGACGCCAACGCGGGAAGGAGGTACGAATGATGGATGATATTCAACGTTTGGCCGGGCAGGTTTCCGTGATGCCTTCCCAGGACGGGATTGTCCGCAGTTACAAGCCGGTACGGTACGATATGGGCGGGTTTGACGAGTCCGTTCACCCGGAGGTGCAGGCCATGCACCGGGAAGTGCAGTGGTTTATTAACGATATCGTTAATAAGGTTCGTCCGCGCCGCTGGCTGTCCCTGCTGGGGGCTTCCGGGGTGGGCAAGACGCATCTGGCGGAGGCTGCCAGGGATGCGCTGACTAAATCACGCCCCACGTTGCCCATTCAGCTTTGGAAGTGGCAGAAGGTGGTTTCCATGCTTCGTTCCGGGGATTGGGCGTTTATTGAATATTTGGTTAAAGAGGTGTACGTACTGATTCTGGATGATATTGGCGCGGAGAATACTTCTCCCGCTATTCTTTCCGCCCTGAACCGTGTTGTCGATGGGCGGCTGGGGAAATGGACGATGCTCACGTCTAACCTGCTGCCGGAGCATATCGGGGAACATCTGGATGCCCGGATTGCCTCACGACTCTACCGCGGCAATAACGTGGTGTGCCGGGTCAAGGATGCGCCGGATTATTGTTTTGAACGGTATATGAGAAGGGAGGAAGGGAGATGAAGCAGTCAGAGTTAAAATTGATGTCTATCATGTCCGCAGCCTTTTCACGGCTGAAAATGTCTCCGGTTCAGATCGCTATTCTTTCCTGTATCGGTCTTAATCCCGGCATTCGGTTCGGAGAAATTGCCAACCGCGTTTCCGTGTCTTCCAGCCGTTTGTGCTTTCATCTGAATACCCTTTGCGGTGCAGGAGACGTTTCTACCTCCCAATATGGAGGCAGATTCAAAAAAGGTTATTTCCTCACGGCACAAGGGCGTAAACGATTGGAAGACGCTATCACACGAACGATGAAAGATCATGTCTAAGAGAGATAAAACATCTATTGCCACAGAGAAGAAGAAGGAATTCGCCAGGCTCTTGGTTGAGTCAAAATTGTCCAAGGCGGACGCTTATCGTAAGGCCTACAATCGCAAGGATATGAGTAATGACGCAGCCAGCAAGGCGGCTTCTCGTTTGTCCAAGGATGGCGAAGTTTTGCGAATGATTGACGAATTGAACGCCCAGTTGGACAGATCAGCGGTTGCCACCAAGCAGGAATGCCTTGAGTTTCTTACTGCTGTGTTGCGTACACCAATTGGAGAAGTGGGCGAAGATTCTCCCTTATGCCAAGAGGTTGCCTACACGGATTCAGGGATGCGCAAGAAGATGCCCGGCAAGATTGAGGCGGTGAGGGAACTTTCCAAGCTGGCCGGTTACAATGAACCGGAACCGGTGGATGTACCAGGGCTTTCAAAGATTGCCGCAGTACTTGCCGGAACGAAACAGGAGCATCTTGTACATCCTGATAATGGCAAAGCCGCTCCAATTGAGTTTGATAGTGAGGAGGAAGCATCGGAAGACAAGGAACGCCGCCCAGGGTTACTAGACGGCGTGGGAAATGAACCGTTGGTTTAAAGTTCTATTTCACACGATTCCAGACTTGGGTTGCCCTTTAACTTCATTTCGTTTTGAATAAATTGAATTTTATCTTCTGATATTTTTTCAATTTGCTCGTTTTTTTCAAACAATCCTTTATCTAAAAGATATTCTACTACTTTATTATAATTTAACAATCTACCTAAAGAATGCAATATTTGCCAATCTTCACCTAAAAAACTGTATTTTAGTATCTCCAAGTGTTCCATTTTTTGTTCAATATTTAAATTTTTGTTTTTAATTATAAATAATATAAGATTATATAAAGAATCAACCCAAGGTCTTATCATATTGACTTGCAAGATAAGAATATCAAAATTCAAAAAACCATTATTTTTAATAGTTGCATATACTTCACGCGACATATCCAGTGGATACACATATATTTTTTCCTCCTTTTTCCTTTTAATATCAGCAATAACTGAATTTATATATAATTCCACCCTACTTAAATTATCATATAGCATATTAATTGCATCTCTTCCGCTATCTCCGCAAATTTGGATTTCATCTTGAAGTCTTCTGATAATAGGAATCTGGTTGTAGAAAAAACTCTCAAACTGTTGAATTTTCATCAACTTATTTTGAATTTCAAATTCATTAGCCTGTCTTTCCTGTTCCCTGCATTGAGCCTTCAATTCCCTGCGTTGCAAACTCAATTCTCTTCTTTGAAGTTGAAGTTCTAAACGCTGCTGATGAAGAGCATAAATGAAACAAATGAAAGCGAATCCGGAAAACAAGGCATTTAAACCTCCGTACATATCACTACTGATTCCGAAACGAGAGGTTTCTGGAAAATTGATTCCTTCAAACAACCTGTCCGCTATACTAAGACTTCCCCATGTGATGAAGGGCCATGCAATGAAAAGTACGGAGACAATGATGAGCAAGCCATACATACAATTCCGCTTTGAAGGTTTCTTTTTCGGAGAAGATTCTTGATCTGCCATAGAGGAAAATATAATCCCTTCATATCCCGATTGTCAAAGTATTTCACCAATCTAACCATACAGATTTAGTCAAGTTACGGTTGTATTCATCCTTCGTTACTTTGTTGTAATGATGGTACATGATTCGATGCGCTTTCAACGGAGGCGAGCTTTCTCCTACTTCCGCCGTCCGGGCAGACTTGGATAATTTTCACCGCGGGGCTTCCAGGATTGAGAATCTGGACCTGGGCCAGATGGGCGGCGTTTCCCGGCGCCGCGGGTTCCGGCGCGTGGCTGCCGCTTTAGAGGGTTCCGTGATTTTGCCTTATGTTTATTCCACCAATGACCGTTTTCTTGTGGAGGTGTCCCCTTCCCTGCTGCGCGTGTTGTCCGCCGAGGGGGATGTGGTTGCCTCCCTGCCTTCCGTGTGGAGCCAGGACGATGTTTCCGCTTTGCGCCACAAACAGGTGAACAGCATGTTGTTTCTGGCCTGCCCCACGCATGAGCTGATGGTGCTGAAACGGGATGACGAGGGCATGTTTTCCCTGGCTCCCTATGAGTTTAAGGCCCGCCCCTGGCGGTATGAGGAGTTCCGGGATTTTCCGGTGCGCCTGACGTTGGATGAGGGGTGTTACAGGGTGTCTTTCGGGGAGCATGCGTCCGATGCGGATGCGGCGGTTAACGAGGGGGATGTGATGCGCGTCCAGGTGACGGTGCCCCAGCAGACCGGGTTCAGCACGGGGGCCGTCATCCGCCAGGGCTGGGTGATTGCCAAGGCGTTTACGGCAGCCAGCGCTTTCACGGCTGGGAAAAAGCTCTGTCTCAATGAGGGGAGTTATTGGTCCTCGTGGAAGTGCGACAGGGATTTTAACGGGGCGGAGGATTTTGTGGACGGCCTGACGTCTCCGGCGGATTATCCGGAGCATTTTCATAAGGGTGTGATTTGCCATTCCAATACGATTACCTGCAAGGGGACCTGGACGTTTTATTGTTATAAGGAGTGGTACGGCACGTATGCCGTGGAGCGGCGTTTCCCGAATGAGGATTGGCAGCTGCTTGGTACGTCCAATTCCCCGGTGGGGGCCGCTTCCAATTTGCAGCTGACCGGGGACGAGGCGGGGGAGGAGTGTTATTTGCGCCTGATGTTGTATGAGTCCCAGCTTTCCAATGGTTCCGATCCCAGCCAGGGGTTTCCGGCTGATTCCTGCGGGAATAAGCTGGTGGTGGATGCTTATAAGAAGGATGTGGTGCTGCGGCTGCGTTCCCTGTCTACCAGCGACGTGCGCAAGTTGACGCTGCCTTTGGGGAGTGATTTTTGCGATTTTTTCGAGAAGAAGGGGCTGCCGTTTTTTTCCGCATTGTTGGTTGATGGGGCCAAGGTGGACGGCGGGTTTGAGGTGTCCAGGGAGGGACGGACGCTGACGGTGAAGCCCGATGGGTTGACGACGGATGATGTCGGCGCCGGGAGTATGGTGCGCCTGGAATGGGAGCAGGCAGAGGTGAGTTTGGACCGGTTTGCGGAGGGGTCGATTGAGATGTATCGTTTTTTTCTTCCGGCGGGTACAGTCGTGTCGATGCAGGGGTTTGTCTGCGTTTATGCCGGGCAGACGATTCAGCTGAATTCAACGTTGAATGTGTGTTCTTTTTGCGAGGGCAACGGTGGTTCTTATTCGTTGATGCCTGTGTTTTCCACGATGGAGAAGGCATCTTTTACAGTGCCGGAGGACGGAGTTTATGTGGTGAGGATGGAGACCTGGCCCGGAGGGTCCGTCAGCCAACGGGCCAGAGCGCAACTGGAGGCGCCTGCCTGCACGGCGTGGATGGAGGCAGAGGCTGCCGAGGTGACGGCTTCCGCGGAGTATTCTCTTTGGGATAATATTTCCGCGGTTCCGGAGGGGGTTCCCCCGTCCGGGGAGTCGTTGATGTGGAGTTTCGCGGCGTTCCGGGGGGTGTACGGGTTTCCTTCCCTCGTGGATGTGTTTCAGCAGCGCCTGGTATTGGCCGCTACGCAGGCCCAGCCGCAGACGGTGTGGTTGAGCAAGACGGATGACCTCAACAGTTTCGAGGTGGGGAAGCAGGATGATTCCGCGCTGGCTTTGACGTTGAGCACCACAACGCAAAACAGGATTTGCTGGCTGATGGCGCAGAGTTCCCGGCTGCTGCTGGGGACGGCGGACGCGGAGTGGGCGGTGTCCGGCGGCCAGGGGGTGATGACTTACTCCAATGCGCGGGCGGACAGCCACGGGTTTGTGGGGTCTTCCGATGTTCCGGCCCTGATGGCGACTGATAAGGTGCTGTATGTGGAGAGGGGCGGCGGACGGGTGTATCAGTACGGGTATGATTATGAGAGCGACGGGTTCGTGTCCCGCGATTTGACGGTGTTTGCCGATCATGTGCTGGCCGACGGCGGCGGGTGCCGGGGTGTTGCTTTTGTGCGCAAGCCGGAGCCGCGGGCGGTGTTTGTGCGCCGGGACGGGGCGCTGGCGCTGATGACTTAT